CAGCTCACGAGTTACGTCGGCGACGGCGCCGCGTCGCGCACGATCGCGCTGACGCCGGCGTCGGGCGTGCGGCCGATGTTCGCGATCGTCGTCCCGCACAACGCCGCGGCCGTGCAGCGCGACCCGTCGCACACCGGCACGACGTCGACGACGCTGCCGTCAACCGCGAACGCATCGACGGGGATCACCGCCGGCGCGGTCGACTCGCTGACAGTCGGCAGCGCGCTCAACGCGAACGGCGTGATCTACGACGTGTTCGTGCTGCCGGGCAGCGCGACGGCCGGCAATGGCGGCTGGTCGATCAATGGCGAGTTCATTCCCGTCGACCCGGCGGCGCCTGTGCCGGGCCCGTGGGACGCGGAGCCGGCAGATCCGGACACCGCGGCCGCGGAAACGCCGACGACCGTGCTCGACACCGGCACCGACTTCGCCGCGGCGTGTCTGACGGCGACGACGAAGCTGATCAACCTGGCGCTGTCGCACATCGGGCACACCAAGCAGGTCGGCAACCCGTCGACGGAGCTGTCGGCGGAGGCGGCGCTGGCGCGGCTGCACTTCTACGAGGACGCGACGCAGACGCTGCGCGATCATCCCTGGGCGTTCGCGACGCGCTACGCCAACCTGGTCCTGGTCGCCGGCACGTCCACCGTGCCCGTCAGCGCCGACTGGCAATACAGCTATCGGATGCCCGTCGACAGCGTGTTCGCGCGCCGGCTGCCGTCCCAGGCTGGTCTGCAGCGGTCCTGGGAGCCGACGCCGCTCAAGTTCCGGAGCGGTAGCGACGCGACCGGGGAGCTGATCTACACCAACGAGGTCGCGACGACCGACGTGCCGCTCGTGCTCGAATACACGGCGCGGCTGACGTGCCCGGCCAGCCAGGGCGACGCGCTCTATCGGGACGCGCTCTCGTGGAAGCTCGCGCAGAGCTTCGCGATGGGGCTCGCGCGCGATGTCAAGACCGTCACCTACTGCGAAGCCAAATACCAGCAGGCGCTCGCGAAGGCGAAGGCGGTCAGCATGAACGAGCAGCAGCCGGCGAAGAACGACGGCGATGCGACCTGGATCACGGAGCGCGAGTAGATGGGATCGCCTGTCATTCAGCGGTCGTTCGCCGGCGGCGAGCTGGACCCGACGCTGCACGCACGCGCCGACCTGGCGAAATACACGACCGGGCTGCGCACCTGTCGCAATTTTCAAGTCATGCGCCAGGGCGGCGTGCAGAACCGGAGCGGCACGCGCTACATCGCGACGTGCAAAACGGCGTCGCCGTCCGTGCTCCTCATGCGCTACGTGTCGGAGGTCGCCGGCGAGTCGATCCTGATCGAAGCGGGCGCGGGCTACTTCCGGTTCTTCAAGAACGGCGGCGCCGTCACCGTCACCGGCGTCGTCGCCTACAACGGCGCGACCGCCTACGTGCCCGGCAACCTGGCGTCGAGCGGCGGCGTGAACTACTACTGCATCGCGGCGACGACCGGCAACGCACCGCCGAATGCGACCTACTGGTATGCGATGCCCGCCGGCAACCTGCTGGAGATCCCGCACCCGTTTGTCAATAACGACTTGTTCCGCTGGACGCAGAACGGCCGCGTGATCACGCTGACGCATCCCGACGTGCGGCCGCAGGAGCTGGAATACTTCGGGCTGCAGACGTGGACCGTCACTCCGATCACGACGGCGCCGTCGATCACGCAGCCGCTCGGCCTGGCGGCCGTCGCCGGCGCCGCGGGCACGCGCTCGATCAGCTACGTCGTCACCGCCGTCAAAGCGGAAACCTACGAGGAGAGCATCGCGGGCGCGATCTTCCAGCTCAATGTGACGGCGGAGGGCACGCCGGCGGCGCCGATCGCGCTGACCTGGACGCCGAAAGCCGGCGCGGTCGAATACAACGTCTACGCCGACCCGTATCAGAACGGCACGTTCGGCTACATCGGCACGGCGACCGGCGCCGCGGCGTTCAAAGACATCGGGTTCATTCCCGACTTTGCGATCACGCCGCCGCTCGCGCGCGCGCTGTTCGCGACGACCGACAACTACCCGGCGACGTGCGCGCACCATCAGCAGCGCCGCATGTTCGGCTACACCGACAACGTGCCCGACGCCGTCTACGGCTCGCGCGTCGGCTTCCCGTCGAACTTCGCGATCTCGAGCCCGCTGCAGGACGACGACGCGATCTCGTTCCGCATTGCCGGCAAGACGCATCAACCCGTTCGGCACCTGGTCGGCCTGAAGCAGCTCATTGTGCTCACCGATGGCGGCGCGTTCACGATCGGCCAGCCGCAGCAGCCGCTGACACCGTCGACGCTCGCATCGGATCAACAGACCTACGTCGGCGCGGCCGCGGACCCGGCGCCCGTCATCGTCGGCAACGCGATCCTCTACGTCCAGGCGCGCGGCAAAGTGCTGCACGATCTCCGCTTCGACGTCGAAGTCGAAGGGCTCGCCGGCCGCGACCTGCTGCTCTACGCGGCACACCTGACGGAGGGGCTGACGCTCGACGCGATGGACTTCCAGCAGACACCGCATTCGACGGTCTGGTGTTGTCGATCGGACGGCGCGCTGCTCGGGCTGACCTACATCCGCGATCAAGAGGTCTGGGGCTGGCACCGCCACGACACCGGCGCGAGCGGCCGCTTCCTCGACGTGTGCGTCGTGCCCGAAGCGACGGAGGACGCGCCCTACTTCATCGTGCGGCGGACGATCGGCGGCGCGTTCGTGCGCATGATCGAGCGGCTCGAACCGCGCGAGATCGTCGACTTCAACACCGACGCCTTTTTCGTCGACGCCGGGCTGACCTACAGCGGCGCGCCGGCGACGAACATCGCGGGGCTCGGCCACTTGAACGGCCAGGTCGTCGCCGTCGTCGCCGATGGCAATGTGATCTACGACGGCAACCCCGCCGGCGCGAATGCGGCGGCGTTCACCGTCACCGGCGGCACGCTGCCGACCGTGCTCGCGACGCCGGCGTCGGTCATCCATGCCGGGCTGCCGATCCGCTACGCGGAGATCGAGACGCTCGACCTGGACGTGCAGGGCTCCGACGTGCGCGACAAAAAGAAGCGCGTCGCCAGCGTGTCGCTGCTGCTGCGCAACTCGGCGCGATCGCTGTCGGCCGGGCCCGACAGCAGCAACCTGGTGCAGCTCCGACTCGAACCCTACGACGTCGCGCAGGACGAGTTCACGGGCCGCGTCGAGGTCGTGTTACAGAGCGCGTTCGGCGACGAGGGGCGCGTGTTCATTCGACACACCGACCCGCTGCCGATCACGATCGTCGGGATCATCCCCAACGTCACGGTAGGAGGCTAAGGCGATGGCATTCTTTTCGGCGCTCGCGATCGGGCTGGCGGTCGCCGGCACGACGTCGCAAGTCGTCGGCCAGGTGAAGGCGGGCAACGCGGCGAAGAAAGCCGGCGAGCAGCAGCGCCAGGCGAGCGAGAGCCAGGCGGAGCTGGCGGACTTCAATGCGCAGGTCGCCGATCTCCAGGCGTCGGACGCGATCGCGCGCGGCGCGCAGGAGGAGAGCAAGTTCCGCCAGGGCGTGCGCGGCATCATCGGCAGCCAGCGCGCCGGCCAGGCCGCGGGGAACATCGACGTCGGGTTCGGCTCGGCGGTCGACGTGCAGGCCGATGCCGCGTTCCTGGGCGAGCAGGACGCGCTGACGATCCGGACCAACGCGGCGCGCGAGGCGTGGGGGTTCAAGGTCGAAGCGGCCGACAGCCGGCGCCGCGGCGAGATCGCGCGCAAGGAAGGCGTCTACCTCGAAAAGGCGGGACGCGCGACACAGGCGGCGAGCCGATGGGGCGCCGCGGGCACGCTGGTCGGCGGCGGCGCGTCGCTGCTGCAACAGCGGTATGGGTTCAAGTAAATGCCTCTAGTCGAACGCTACGGCGGGCGGAAAGTCACCGATCGCGCGCTCCCTGGCGCCCGGCGCACGGCCGCGGAAACCGACACGTCGACCGGCGCCAACTACCAGCGCACGCGCGGCGCCGCGGCGGAGGCGGCCGGCAACGCCTTTGGCGGCACGCTGGAGCGCATCGGCGTCGCGGAGTATGCGCGCATCCAGCAGGCGGAGCGCGATCGCGCCGACGACGTCGCGCTGCTCGAAGCGGAAAACTCGCTCGCGCGGTTCGAGCAGAAGGCGCTCTACGACCCGCAGACCGGCGCGCTCGGCGTCAAGGGCAAGGCCGCGATGGATCTTCCCAACCAGATCGACGAGGCGTATACGACGCACGCCGGCGACATCGAGAAGGGGCTGCACACCGACCGGCGGCGCGAGGCGTTCGCGAAGGTCAAGGCGCAGCACTATCAGAACATCACGGCGACCGTGCAGCGGCACGTCTTCGGCCAGATGCAGGAATACGAGGCCGGCGAGCTGAAGGCGTATGTCGAGAACAAGCAGAGCCTGGCGGTCGCCAACGCGCAGGATCCGCGGCGCGTCCAGATCGAGCTGCACAGCGCGATCGACGCGCTGACCAAGTCGGCGCCGCGGCTCGGGCTCGGGCCGGAGCAGCTCCAGGCGCAGATCGAGAACGTGCAGTCGGCGACCCACGTCGGCGTCATCAACGAGCTGCTCGCCAGCGGCTCGACGAAGTCGGCGCGGATCTACTTCGAGGAGGCCCGCGGCCAGATATCGGGCGACGCGATCGCGCGCGTCGAGGCGGCGCTGAAGGAAGGCACGACGCGCCAGGCCGCGCAGGAAGCGACCGACAAGATCGTCGCGAAGGGCGGCACGCTCACGGAGCAGCGCGCGGCCGCGAAAGCGATCGAGGATCCCGACGTGCGCCAGGCGACGCTCCAGGCGATCGAGCACGAGCACGACGTCAAGCGGGCCGTCGAAGCGGAGGACAACAAGGCGCGCGTGCAGGCCGCTTACAACCTGGTGGACAAGACCCACGACGTGCGCAGCATCGCGCCGGCGGACTGGGCGGCGCTCGACGGCGGCACGAAGAACGCGATCCGCGACTACGTCGCGCAGCTCGCGAAGGGCACGCCGCGGACGACCGACGTCGAGACGTTCTACGGGCTGATGTCGAAAGCCGGCGACGATCCGGAGTCGTTCGCCAAAGAGAACCTGCTGAAATACAAGGCGCAACTCGACGATGCCGACTTCCAGCAGCTCACCAGCCTGCAGCTCTCACTGAAGAAGGGCGAGCGCACCGCCGACAACGATCGGCTCGAAGGGGTCCGCACGAACAAGGAGATCATCGACGGCACGCTGGCGCAATACGGCTACCAGACGACGGAGAGCAAACAGAAGCCGGCGGAGAAGCGCGCGATCGCGGAGCTGCAGCGCATGCTCGATCGCCGCGTCGAGCAGGCGAGCGCGCTGCTGAAGGGGAAGAAACCGACGAACACCGAGATCCAGCAGATGCTCGACGGCATCCTGGCCGCGAAGCGACCGGGGAAGGGCTACAACTTCTACAACATCCTGCCGTTCGGCCAGCCGTTCCAGAACCCCGATCGGCGCCTGATCGACCTGGGGCCGGAGGACATTCCGGCGATCGACCGCCAGCAGATCGAGAGCCAACTGCGCCACGACGGCATGCCCGTCACCGACGAAACCGTGCTCGACGCCTACATCGAACACGAGATCCGGAAGTAAATGGCAAACGACATCCTGGGCGACGCGCAGGAGCAGCTCGGCGCGCAGCCGGAGAACCCCTACGCGGAAACGATCCGATCGATGCGCACGACGCGCACGATCCCGCTGCGTCAGAGCGTCGCGGCCGCGCGCGACAAGGATCCGGAACGCTCGGCCGATGTGCTGAAGCTGTCGAAGCGGCTGCAGCTCCCGCCCGCCCTGATCGAGCGCAACTACGACGAGCTGAAGAAGCGCGACGACCTGGAGAGCACGCCGTTCCACCAGATGATCGACGAGACGCCGGCGCTCGCGAAG